TGCCTGCGGGTGGAGGGATGGTCCCTCCCCCGCAGGTTTTCAACGTGTGAAAGGAATCTTATTATGACTATTGCATTGTGGATTACGTTCGGTCTTATCATGGTGGCTTTGTTGCTATCTTTGTGGGTTCTTGTGTTAGTTCGTGAATTGGAAAACGAGAACGCTCGCTTGACAGAGTTTATTGAATGGTATGTAAACACTAGTGAATATGAATATATAAACAGAAGGGAAACACATTATGACAGTGGAGACAGTTAAGGTAACGCGTACTACGCAAACCAAGACTAAAGCGGATGCTGTGCTATCTATGTTTGACCAGATTAGTGAGGATGTTCTAAAATCTGTGACAGCTAAGATTGACCGTCGTGTTGCACAAAAAGTTAAAAAGTTGGAAGAGGCTGTTAATCAGTCGCGTCCAATTCATATTGTTTATGACGATTTTGTTAGCCCAACCTTGGATGGAATTCAGCATAAAAACTTTGAGCATTTGATTAGAGTTGTGCATGCTAATACGCCTGTGATGTTGGTGGGTCCTGCTGGTACTGGCAAATCGCATGCAGCAGAGCAAGTCGCAAATGCTATGGGTCTTGACTTTTATGCCATGAGTGTTGGTGCTCAAACATCTAAGTCAGACATTATTGGCTACATGGATGCTATGCAAAACTATGTGCGTACCGTGTTTCGTAACGCGTATGAGCATGGTGGGTTGTTTTTGTTAGACGAAATTGATGCTGGTAACAGTAATGTTCTTATCCAGCTCAATGCTGCTTTGGCTAACAATTACATGTCGTTCCCAGATGGAATGATTCGTAGACATGACAAGTTCCGCATGGTTGCGTCTGCTAACACGTTTGGTTTGGGTGCTTCCCGCCAATATGTTGGTCGTAATCAGTTGGATGCTGCAACGTTGGACCGTTTTGTTGTGTTGTCGTGGGATATTGACGAAAACCTCGAACAGAGTCTTGCTGTAGGTAAATATGGTGCAGCATGGCTAGACATTGTGCGTTATGTTCGTTCGTTTGTTAACGACCAAGAGTTGCGTGTTGTTGTGTCGCCTCGAGCTACACAGCGGGGCTCTTTGTTGCTATCTCATGGTATGGATTTCAATGATGTGTTGCATATGGCGTTATTGCATCAGTTTGGTGCTGAACATAAACGTGATTTGCATGTTGAGTGTCATACTCGTTGGCGCAACAATTTGGACATTATTGACAAGTTGCTTACGGATAACAGTAATGCTAGTAATTGGAACAAGTTGGCAGAAACGTATGATGCTTGTGACAGTGTGCCAGCTGCATGGAATGTGTTGTTGACGTTAGAGCAGCGGCGTGGTTTGCGTGTGGATTTCGAAAAACTTGATGACAACATTAAAACCAGTGTTGACCAGTTGCTTAATCATACAGATGAGGACACTAAACTTAAATCGTTAGTGTTGTATCTGGTTACTAAAAATGATGATGACACTAATCTTTATGAAGTTCGTAATGGTTTAGTGTTTCAGCTTTTCCATAATGACTGGGATTTCCGTCCAAGTATGAATAAGTATCTTCGGGAAAATCAAGATAGTTTGCCTGAAGTCCCATTTTTAATTGAATAAGAACAGAAAGCACTGTTGTCCAGAAATTGCGCTACCCAGGTTGTAAACCGATTATGGTGCGGGATGTGTTCGATAGTGCCGCCGTTCGATGGAAACAAACCTTTGTTATGTCTTGGATAACACACTCGCTATGTACCACTAGCTTCGGTGAGCAAAGTTGCAGAAACCCTTTGTGCTTTCTGTAATGCATGCAATAAACGACAAATGGGGTGACGGAACGTGTTAGCAAGTTCCTCTAGCCTAGGTTTGTTTTGGTTGTTGCCGCACCGGCTGGTCAGTATGTCAGAACAGGCATGCTGCCAGCCGGTGTCATCATTTATATGAAAGGTGTTGTTGTGATTATTAAAGTTAATGAGTTAGAAAATGTGCGTCGTGGTATCAACTATTTTGTTGGTAAACAGATTGCTGACCATCGAGTATTAAAATATGTTAAACGCAATACGCTTGTCGGTTACTTTGGTTCTCTCAAAGCGTTGTGGACTGCCATCTCGCAACTTAATTGGCGGCCGCTGCAAGCTAAATCGTCTGACGATTCTGGTCGTGACGGGTTTCAACAGTTTGGTTCGCTGCTTGAAACGTTGGAGGTTTTCAAAAATAATCCTCGTAGTGTGCGTGCTTTTAAAGAAGATAACCTTATGCTCACGGCAGAAGAAGCTATTGGCAAAGATGTAACGTTTGATGTTACAGGTGATTATTTAGATATTGGTAAGTTTCTAGAGGGTGCACCAGAATGTTTTGGTGTAGCTCATAACGGCAACCCGTCTAACTTAACAGTCAATCTTATTATGAACGTGTCGGCTAGTGCCACCGTTCAGAGCGAGGCAATTATTGCTAAGCAAAAAAGGTTGTTACGGTTAGTGGATTGGTTAGAAAATCAGAATGTTCGCTGCCGTATTACAGCGTTTGAGTCAACGCATACTGCTCATGTCGAAATTGTGTTAAAAGATTATGATGAGATGGTTGACCTTAACGATATTGCTGTTGTAGGGCATAGCGACTTTTTGCGTCGTGTTTGTTTTCTTGTGTCTGAGCAATCAGAAACGTGGTCTAGTGGGTATGGCCATCCGGCCGATTTCACTACCGCCATGAAGTCCGCATATACTGCCGACCCGGCAGATGGTTTAACTATTTTTATTGGGCACCAGTCTTCGTCTGACATTACAGAGGTAGACAAGGAGTTCGATAAACTACGAGATAAGTTAGTTGATGTTATCCATGATTCGTCAGCCACTGATTTCTCTACCGTGTATCTGTTAGAACTAGATTAGGAGTTGTAATGAGTAAAGATATTAATTTCGGAGAAGATGCGCGCATTGTTAAGGCGCAGGAACGTGTGGCTAAACTGTATTCGCAAATTATGGGTACGTTGCAGGAGCATTTAGTTGAGGCGTTGCAAAAAAATAGTGTAGAAGATATTCAAAAGTTGATTGCTGTTATGGAAAACGCTGGCGCAACATGGCGTAGCCAAGCCGAGGATGATGATGATGCTTCTCCTATTCTTAATGCCGCAGAAGAAGCGTTGCAAAATCTTTTGCTGCAAACAAAGTTACTGGAAGAGTTGTTCAATGATGATAAAACGAGTGTTGAGGAGTATGAAGCGTTTTATAACAAATTGATTACAGCGTTCATTGACGAAGAAGTTACAGAGTCAGAACCGCCAAAGCAAGGTGGCAAGAAGTTGTTGCCCGAGGATACGTTTACGCAAAATCGTAAGGTGTTGTATAAGCGTGTGTATACGTCTGATGGAACGGATGGTAACAAGATTGCTGCTATTCCTAATCTTCATTTGTTGATGTGGGATTTCAATGAAAAAGCTGTTGTTCCTATTACTTTTTCGTTGCATGAAGCGTTGAGCGAAGGTATTGCTGACCCGTTTATCAGTAGTTGTATGACGGAAGCTGGTAAAGAGTTTATTGCGTCAACAATTATGGACTTCGCTAAAGCTAATGAAGGTGCTGCTGAGCAGGGTATGGAAACCGTTGATGAGCGTATGTCTGGTTTGCATGTGCGTCCTTCGGTTGTGTCTCCCAAACCTGATTTGTGTTTCAGGTTGTTGGAGGAGGCACGTAATGATGCTGCCATTAATCTTCAAGAAGCGTTTGCTGATATTAATCCTGATGATTTTGGTGTTTAGGCTGAGCGCCCCACGGGTTTTAAGTGACTTCACCGTGGGGCGCTCTTTATTTAGAAAGGGTGTGATGTGTTGTGGATAGAACTATTGCTAGTAGCGCTGTAGCTAGAAATACATTTGACTTGTTGACTGGCCTTCGTACTGAAGCTTTTACGCTTAAAGTTAATGGGTTCGAGACAGGTAAGCATTGGTATCGAATACGTTTGTCTTCTCATCAAAGCGATGATGATAAGAAACTTGTTTTTTACGACATCGGGCCGTTTATTGCTACGGTAACAACGTCAGCGGAAGATAACACTGTAGAGGTTGTTTGGGCTGATAGTGGCAATCGGCACTATTCAGAGACGTTCCTTACTAAGCGTAATGCGTATGAGGATGTTACGTTAGATGGAATCTTCGAGGTGTTCTATTGGGAACCTCAACATCGTAGTCAGTTGTTGGAGCATTGGAATAGCTCAACTAGTGACCAGTGGTGGGACAACCTGCGAACGCTGCGGGGTACTAATCAGTTGACGTTTATGGTTGAAGAGTATTATGACATTAATGCTACTTTTCATACGTTAGGTATCAAAACTGTCGGTTGCATCAATACGACCAATGCTGAGCATCTTAAGCGTATTAAAATGCATGCGGGTAATGAAGATGCTAAGGGCCTGTTTTTTCTAGACAGGGAGCCTACTGTTCGGGGCAGCACACGTATTCCTGATATGCCTGGGGATGCTAGCGGTGCACCTGCAAGTGCTAGTGGTTTTAGTGGGGCGTCGGGTTCCGCTAATTATAATATCCCGCCTATGCCCAATGAGAGCGACACTCCTCGTGCTGCTGTTGCTGGTTGGTGGGGTACTAAATCAAATGGAAAGGGTTAGTCATGTCGGATAGAAAAATTGTTCTTACTATTCATAAAGATAATGATAGTAATGGTCCGCCTTCTAATATCCAAATGGAAACAGAGGGTGATGTTAACGCTGTTGACGCAATTTATTCGTTGTATGGCGGTGTAGGTAATGTTGTTGAAATGTTGTTGCGTTCTGCTACGACTGTGGTTTTTGATACTAAAAGCCACATTTTTCATGAGCAACTGTTGGAAGGGCTGGCACCGTTTGCGGCTAAGCATTTCTTTGACAGTGTTAGAACAACGTTGACTTTTGTTGATGAGTTGTTAAAACTTATTGAGTCTAAAGATGAAAAGGTCATTCGTGATTGGTTGGAGTCTCATGTTGAGGTTCCTGCTGAGGATGGGTAGGTTCTGATGAATGATTTTGTTGATGATGTGTTGTCTGGTAAAGACAAACTGTTGACGTCCGGTGAAGTGTCGCAGATTCTTAATGTTAATGCGAATACTTTGTATTTGTGGCGTCAGTCGTCTGAGGTTAATTTGCCGTTTCAACGGTTTGTTGCGCCTGGTCAGACTAGGGGCATGATTCGGTATAAATATTCGGATGTGTTGGCGTTTATTGATGCTGCTGCTACGCGTGGTGTTGAGGAACGTTCTTCTTCTGTCGCAGAAGGTGGTGCGGTCACTAGAACTGTTTCTTTTGAGATTTCTGATAATGAGGAGTTGGAAGAGTTTCAGACTAGGTTGCAAGCGCAACGGGATAAGTCTTTGCGTAAGAAACAAAAAGCGGATAAAAAACGTAAAGATAAGTTGCAACGTGTCAGTTTAACTGATGCTGTTGTTGATAAGAACCCGGCTTTGTTGGAGTCTTATGATGTTGATAGTAAGGCTGAGCAGACTCGTCAACTTGTTGAGGAGTTGCTTGCTGAGTTTGATACTTTTGGTCAGGTTAATGGTTATAAATCGGAGGGTAGTAATGAGTGATTCATTTAGGGCAATGTTGGATGCTGCTAAGCAGCATGCTGAGCAGTTGGATTTGGAACCGGTGTATGTTAATACGCCACATGGTAAGCAGGAAGTTAAGCGGGCTCGTCCGCTTGTTTCTTCGCCTGAACCTGTTGACCCGTCTGATGTTGTTGTGGCGTCAGATGCTGAGTTGACTGCAATGTTGGTTGCTGAGTTGTATGAAATTCGTGCAAGTAAACGTTTGTTGGGTGAACGTGATTCGGCAATCAAGTCGGTGTTGGAAACTATGGTTGGGGATTCTCAATATCTTGCTTTGGCGGAGGGTGACGAGCCTGTTATTTCGTTAAAGCATGAGAGTTCTGTGCGGATTCGTACTTCTGCTGTTAAGGAGTTGTATCCGCCGTCGGATTACCCTGATTTGTATCAGAGTGTTCCGTCGCGCCCGTTGCGTTTGATGTAAGGGTTGTGATGATTGCTGAGATGTTAAAACCATATCAGCGGGTTGCAGCCGAGCGTATTGCTGATTGTAAACGTATGTTGTTGGCAGACCAGCCAGGTTTGGGCAAAACGTTTACATCTTTGGGTGCGTTGGAGTTGTCGGGGGTGTTGACTGCTGGGGCTGTTGCCCTGGTGGTCGCACCTCTGATTACATGTGATACTGCGTGGGGTCCAACTATCCGCAAATATATGCCGGAGGTTAATTTTGTTGATGGCTTTTCTGGTTCGCGTAAACAACGGGATAAGCGCATTAGTGTGTCTGTACGTGACGATATGCCTAATGTGATTGTTACTAATCATGATTCTGTTGGTGTTACGCCAAAAGATGTGCCTCATTTGCCGTCGTTGCATGCGCTGCGTCCAGTAGCTATTTTAGTTGATGAGTCGCATGCTGTGTTGCCAATGCAATATGACCGTCCGTGGGATGCTACGCAGTTTTGGCGGGGTTTGTATGCGTTGAATGGAGAGTCGTCTGACGTGTTGCGTCTGGCTATTTCTGGTACCCCCGACAGAGGTAAATTGTATTATCGGTTTGGTACATGGCGGTTTTTGTTACCCAAACAGTTGGGTCCTAAACTTGTTCAGTATCAAGATTGGTTAGAGCGTACGTTTTTTACGTGGCGTGTTCCTATGTATTTGCCTAGTCGCACGGTTCATGTGCTAAAGATTGGCCATTTGCGGGCTCCAGATAATTGGAAGCATTTAGATAAGGTGTTGATGATTCGTCGTACTAAACGTGAGGTTGCACAAGATTTACCCGATAAACAGTATGTAGATGTTGATGTTCCGTTTAGTGTGCCGTTGTTGCAAGCTTACGAGGATTTTATTGACGAGTTTGTTAATACTGATGACAGTTCAGAAAGTAATGCGTTGGTGTTTGCGTTGCGTGCTACGCAGTTCGCCGTGTGTGCGTGGACGTCTAATGACGGCGTAGTGTTGCCTATTGTTGGTGGCGAGTCGCTTAAACGCGATTGGTTAATTGATTGGATGCGTTCGCGTAATTTGCATGCAGATGCGGATGATGAACCTTTAGGCAAAGTTGTAGTGTCGTCGCAGTTTACGCGTGTGTTAGTGTGGCTTAAAGCAGAGTTAGCTAATGCTGGTATCAAATCGGAAATTTTGTCCGGGCAGGTTTCTCAGGCAGAACGTTTGCGTGTTCAGCGCGAGTTTCAAGACGTAAATTCTGATTTGCGTGTAGTGTTGTTGTCAGCTCGTATGGGTGTGGGTATTGACTTAGATGCAGCAGATGATTTAGTGTTTGTTGATATTCCTGTTAATCCAGATATTCAGGAGCAGGTGGAAGATAGAGTGCATAGGGTGTCTCGTATTCATCAGGTTACTATTTGGCGTCTGAGGTCTAGGGGTACAATTGATATGACCATTAGTGCGCGTAACGATGAGATATATCAGGAAACTCGGCATCTGTTAGACGGTGTGCGTAATGTTAATTTTGAACGTAAAATATTGGAAAGGTTGGGTGTGTAATGGCAGTCGAAGGATTACCTAAAATTGTTACACCAGATAATTTGTTAGAGGTCATTGATTCGTTTAGCATCACGGATAGAGGCCGTCAGGTAGAAATTGGTGTGTCTGAAGTTGGGATGGCATGTCAACGTTGTGTGTTGCGTAAGTTAGCCAAGATGCCTAAAGAACAACAAGGTGGTTCGTGGCGTGCGCAGTTGGGTACTTATGTTCATGCTGGTTTAGCGGAAGAATTTTCGTCTCGCTGGGCTTCTGGCGATGAGGTTATTATTGAGCGTTCGTTAGATGTGCATGAGTATAAGGATTTGCGTTTGCGTGGCTCCTGTGACGCTTTTTTCCCTAACGATGGCCATGGTTTAGTTGTTGATTGGAAAATTGTTGGGGATGATACGTTGGAGCGTGCCCATAAGGGTGAGATTAAAAACCAGTATGTAATCCAGGGTCATTTGTATGCGTTGGGCTGGGAAAAGTTAGGTTACAAGATTTCTGATGTGGCAATAATGTTTTTGCCTGCTAATAAAAATAATTTGTTACGTGACGCTGCGCCTATTGTGTTTCCGTATTCGCAACAGATAGCAATTACCGCGTTGGCAAAGTTAGAAAATTATATTGACCAGGCCGAAGAGCTTGGTTGGGATGTTCTGTTGAAGAGGCATGCACCTTTACCTGGGTGTTTGTCTTGTCAACAGTACGCGGGCGTGGACAATCCTGTCCATGACCTTTTATTGAGATGATGAAATGGAGAAATGAATAATGGGATTCAATGATGCAAATATGTTGTTGAGTGGTCCTCGTCAACCTATTGTCAAGTTCGACAACATCGGTGACTCTGTCACGGGTGTTTTGATTGATGCCGAGGTTGCGCCTATTACTTCGCCTACTGGTGAGGTTCAGGCAGATAAGAACGGTAACCCTAAACAGCAAATCATCTATACTTTGCAGACCGATGAGCGAGATGCTGAGATTGATGATGATGACGGTAAGCGTCGGCTGTATGCAAAGTGGGCAATTCAGAAAGCTATCAGTGAATGTTTGGCTGATGCTGGGCTGGGTTCCAATGGTTTGCAGGAGGGTGGCACATTAACGGTGACTCACACTTCGACGCAGAAAGCGTCACAGCGCGGGTATTCTGACATCAAGCTGTACAAGGCTGAGTATGTTGCCCCCCCCGCTCGTTCGTTGCCTACTAGTCCGATGAAGGGTTCTGCTGCTGATGCTGTTGCAAGCATTGGTGGTAAGCCTGCGTTTACTGATGAGCAGGTCCAGATGGCTTATCAGATTCACACCACTTCGCCGGACACGCCGCTAGAAGTTATTTCCGCGGCATCCAAAATCCCTGTCAATGATTTAAAAGGTATTCTGCCTTTCTAAATCCTTAACGGCTAAACTGGCATCCGTGGGTATAAACATGCTTTACCAACGGATGCCAGTTTGCATTAGGAGATTGTTATGTCATTAAATTGGTCAAACAGTAAAACGCCTATTAAAGATTTGCACGAGCATTTGGGTCATGATGTTAATGAATCTGTTGCTATTTCTTATTTCAACGGTAACGGAGTATGGAACACTCGCCACGTTAAGTTGTTGTTTGCGGATACGTTTGCTGCTTCGTTAGATGCTCAGCAAAATAATGTGTATGTGATGATTAATGAGGTTAAGGCGTTGGCTCCGACTACTGCGGGTCGGGGTAATGCTTCGCAGGTTTCTCGTGTTAAAGCTTTGTGGGCAGATTTAGATTTCAAAGATTCTGGTTTAAAAGATATTGATTCGGCAATGCGTGTTATTGACATGTTGTCAGGCATGTTGAATTCAAATCCTGTTGCTGTTGTTATGTCTGGTTATGGTCTTCAACCGTATTGGATTGTTGATGAGGCTAATGTGACAGATAATAACCGGCCGTATATGACCGGCATGCTAAAACGTTGGGGCATGCTTGTGCAGCGTGTAGCTAGTATTTATGGAGGTTATGTTGACCCCGTATATGATTTACCAAGGGTGTTGCGTGCGCCTGGTACTAAAAACTATAAAGTGCCAGATAGCCCAGTGTTAACTAAAATCGCTTTCATTGACGGGTGTTCGCCTCTGTCGTTAGAAGTTATTGAAGACGTGTTAACTAGTTATGGTTTCACACAGGACGATAGTTTAGTTGACGAGTTTATTATTGTGTCGCCACCAGACGAGTGGCAACCAGCAGAGCACGATTGTACGTGGTCGTCTACTTTGGTTGATGAAATTACGAAGTCAAGCCCTAGGGCTCGCCATCCTTGGATGGTAGGTAAGGCTGTAAAAATTGAAGCAGCAGCCAGAAATGGTTGCATTACGGAGGAAACTTATGAACAACTTGTTTTATTGTTACGCGATAAGTTTACGTCTATTATCGAACATGGCGAAAACCCTCGTGTTCTTACATCACGAGAGGTTGAGTCCGCGTTTGTCTGGGGCAAGGTCCTCGTCTCGACGTTTGACGAAAGCAAATTGGCGCAAGCAGTTGGTTATCACACTCACCGTTTGGGAGAGTTACGCGCTGTGTCGAACCTCCCAAAAGAATCGCCCAACGAAGGAAATATTTCCAGCGACAATCTAATAACGTTGCACCCTTCGTTGGGTAGTTCAACAAAGGAATCTACAGTGTTACAGGAGGTTTCGTTTCAGCAAGAGTCGTTTGCTTTCACGGATTCTGCTAATGCAACAAGGTTAGCTGCAAGTATTTTAGGTGAATTTATTTTTGTGCCCAATGTGGGGTGGCATGTGTGGGACGGTAACCGATATGTAATTGATGAGCGCAAACGTATTGTGCAAGCGGCTATTGATGTGTGTTATAAGTTTGCTGCGGATAATCCTTCTGAGCATGTTTTACGGTGGGCTAAACGTTCTTTGGGTGCTGGGCCAATTAAAGCTGCTATTGATTTGGCACAGTCTGAACCGGAGCTAGTGTGTGCTGCTCGAGAGCTGGACTCTGTTTCTCGAGAGTTGTGTACGCCTAATGGAATTATTAATTTAGAGGATGGGTCTTTGCGGGCAGCCGACCCGTTTAAAGATAGGCATACTAAACAAACTAATGTTGCGCCTAAGAAAACTGATACGCCCATGTGGGATGAGTTTTTGGAAACAATTATTGTTGATAAAGAACGTATTGAGTATGTGCAAGAAATTTTTGGTTTGGCTTTAATTGGTGAGTCTTTGCATCATATTTTGCCGTTGTTTGTGGGTACTGGCGCTAATGGTAAATCAACAATTTTAGAAGTTGCGTCGGGTTTGTTAGGTGATTATGTTGCGCAAATGCCAGAAAACTTTTTGTTAGAAAAAGGTCATCAAGAACATTCGACCGAAATTGCGCGTTTGCGTGGAGCCCGTTTAGCTATTGGGTCAGAGACGCGCCCAGATGGTCGGTTCAACGAATCGCGAGTTAAAATGTTAACTGGTGGAGATACTATTTCTGCACGGTTGATTGGTAAAAACTTTTTTGATTTCAAACCAACTCATACGTTAGTTTTGGCTATGAATCATTTGCCTAAAGTGTCTGCTGGTGGTGAAGGGTTTTGGCGTCGTGTGCGTAAAATCAATTTCGGTGTAACAATCCCACCAGAAAAACAGGATAAAGAGTTGTCTCAAAAGCTTGTTAAAGCTGAGGGTCCTGGTATTTTACAGTGGATGGTTGAAGGTGCGCAGCGTGTGTTAAGTAATAACAAGTTGGCAGAGCCAGAAAGTGTAATGATTGCGACAAAGGAGTATCAGCTCGAAGAAGACCATATTGCGCAGTTCATTGAAGAACGTGTAATGATTAACCCGTATATGGGTGTTTCTTCTGGGGAGTTGTTTAATAACTATAAGGCTTGGTGTCTTAAAGAATCGGAGCAACCGTTTTCTCGAACGCAGTTAATTAGGGAGCTTACGCATAGGTTGCCTATTGTGCGGGATAAAAACAAAAAGGGCCAAAATATTACTGGGATGGGTTTGTATGAAACAGACTAGCGTTGCCGATTTGGATGACGTGTGTTTAAGTTGCCGTTTAGGCCATCATGATGAATGTATTAATTTTTGGCTTAATTTTGGCGAAAGCAATTTTGAGTGGATTGCGTGTTGTTGTGGTGGAAATTTTGAGCGTTACGAGTTCATGATTAAAAAAAAGCAACTGGGGGGACTCCTTACAACGGATGGAAGCTATCTTGACGGCGAGAACGACGGCGACGATTTTGAAACTTACATTGACGATTTCCAGGGAACAAAATCACCTAACGATTATAAGGACCCCTTATCATCTGGCCGTAAAATTGCAGCAAAAACAGCACCCATACCTGCTGGGATGGTGTGTGAATGGGCTTGGTTGGAAAAAGCTGGCGGTGGTATAACACCCATTATTGGCTGCCCGGGGAGGCCAGCATCAGACAGGCATCACGGCCCAGACAAGAACACGTTAAATAATGTGCTTGTCACAAACTTGCATCGAATTTGTGACTGGTGCCACAACCAATGGCATGCCAAAAACGACCCGCATTATGGCCCCCGCCCAACTAACGGCGACGGTACAGTAAACGCTTCAGTCCCTTTCTTGCCGGAAGGAAGCTATCTTGACCACGACCCGTTTACTAAGGCTGACGACAAAATTGTGTACGAGGAAGATGCGTTGCGGCGTGAAGAGGCGCGACGTCATGGTGCTGACATTTAAACGCTAAGAGCAACTATTCGACAACGGTCTATCACAATGTTTGTAGTGCTGCTGTGGTTAGCAATAAACAAAGCTATTTCGTCACCGTTGTTAAGAGACACCATCCAATTAGTAACAAGTTTTGCAAACTGGTGGGCAGACCCTTCAAAAGCACGACACTCGCTAGCAGCAATTGTCACACCGTTAACGGCAAGTCTGATACCCAAAACTTCGTTGTTTCCCGCTTTTGCGTCAGCAGAAGCGTACACACGAAAAATGCGTGTACTTCCTGAAGAATTCTTTAAAGCGAGCGTGTCAGTGGTCCCCAATACCATGCCGGTTGTTGTTGCTGTGTCAAGCGTCCCCGTCAACCCCGTTGTTTTATAAGTATTTAAAGTTAAACCAGTGACAGTGCCGGATGTAGTGCGCGACAACTGACCACGATACGTAGGAGTAAAGCCGGCAATGCTCGAGTTAACCCACTGTCCACCAGACAACTGCAACACCTGCCCCGATGTGGGCGTCGTTATTGCCACATCCGATAACTCATCTAACTCGTGGGTGTGGTTGCCAGGGGCAGCATCCCACGAGTTCTTACCCAACTGGTGGTGCAAATCTGTGGGCGCACGATAGGGCGCTTGCGAATGAAACCAATTAATGTAACGTGACGCGGGCGGCTTCTCGGGTGTGTTGCCCGCAATACCTTGCCGAAACAACTCAACTTGTTCAAGTTTTTTCTTTTGAGTATTATCCGGTTGTTCCGTGGGGTTAACCATTTTTTGCCCGTCTATGTAATGATGTGTTTATGGTGAAAATATTGGGTATTGACCCGTCCCTACGGGGAACAGGGTTAGCTTTATTAGAGGTTAGCGCACCGCAAGTTTATGAGTGGCTAACAGTTGATGTTCTGTCTAACAAACTAACAGAACACTCACGCCTTAATTATATCGTGTCGGAGGTCCGTGACATCCTTAGCATGTTGGGGGATGGCGACCTTGTTGTTATGGAGGGGGCGGCGTTTAGCAGCGGTGGCAAAAACTCTCACATGCTGGCTGGTTTGTGGTGGCTGATACGTCATCAAATATATTTGACACAATCACACACGGGTCAGAAACATGTAATGATTGTGCCCCCAACGTCTAGGGCTAAATACGCTACGGGTAAAGGGAACGCTAAAAAGGACATGGTGGTCGCCTCGGCAATAGTAATGTTTGGCGAAAAGTTGGTTATAGATGACAACGCGGCCGATGCCATGTTTCTTGCCGCAATGGGGGCGCGGTATATTGGTAATCCAATAGATAGTTTCGGTGAAGAACAAATAGACCGAATTTCAGCGTTTGCGAAAGTGGATTTACCAGATGTCACATAGGGCGCCCCGGGCAAGTACGGCAAAAGCTGAGCCCATTGACATGCTTGATATTGTGCAACAGCTTGAAGAAACGTTGTTGCAGCAGGCGCGGCAACCTAACGTGTACGCGTATAAACCGCACCCCAAACAGGAAGAGTTTCATAAGTTACAAAACAAAGAACGATTGTTTGTTGCGGGTAACCGGTCGGGTAAATCTGTTGCTTCGGTTGTTGAAGCTATCTGGTATTTGACAAAAACGCATCCATACCGGCCGAACTTAACGGGGCAGGTTCGTGGGCGTGTTGTTTGTGTTGACTTTTTAAACGGTGTGGACAAAATCATTTTACCGTTGTACAAACAGTACATGCCTAAAGAGTTTCTTGTTGAAAGCTCGTGGGACCGCAGTTACTCGGCGCAACAGCACACGCTGACGTTAAGGGATGGGTCTTTTGTTGAGTTCATGTCGCAAGACCAGGACTTGGATAAGTTTGCTGGGACGTCACGCCATTTTGTTCACTTCGATGAGGAGTGCCCGAAAGTTATTTTTGATGAGTGTCAGATGAGGTTGTTGGACACAGATGGTTTTTGGTGGATTAGTGAAACACCTGTTGCTGGTATGGAATGGATTTATGACGACCTGTACCAGCCTTATTTTGAGGATTTAGAAAACGGGCGCATCCCCCGCATTGGTTTAATACAAATGCGTACAGACGAAAACCCGTATTTGCAGAAAGAAGCGTTGGACCGCATTTTTGGCAACATGGACCAAGAAAACAAAGCGGTTCGTTTTGGTGGAGAATATTTGGCAATCTCTGGCGCTTTGTACAAAGACTTTAAAGAGATTACCCACGCAAATCAAGTTTTAGAAGAATACGAGTTTGACCCCAACCGTATGCGCGTGTACTTGACGGGCGACCACGGGATTAACAACCCGACAGCGTGGTTGTGGATTGCCGCAGACATTAAAGGCGGCCTAACTGTTATTCGCGAGTATTACCAAGCGAACGCAACCGTTGCGGACCACGCAACAGCAATAAATCAGATAAACGCTGAATTAAACTGCACCCCCTATATGGTCACGGGCGACCCGGCCATGAAACAGCGCAGCGGTATTACAGGCGAAAGCATTATTAGCGAATACGCCAAACACGGTATTTACATTAACGTTGACGGGATACCTCGCCAAAAAGAGGTGGGCATTAACAAGATTATGCAGTACCTGAAAATGAACCCTAAGACAGGTAAGCCTTTCCTAACTATTCTTCGTGAATGCCACAACACAATTAGAGAACTTAAAGGCGCTAAACAAAACAGGTTTGTAAACAAAAAAATTGCTGCCATGAAAAATCAGCCGGAGGGGCAGCGAGAAAAAGACGACCACACTACTGACGCTTTGCGCTATCTGATGACGTTTATGCCTGATTTGAAACCTGAAGATTATGAGGGTGTAAGCGAGGACAAAACAGAGTATGCGGAGGGGTTGCTTGACGTGGCGTATTCGTGGCGCACAGAACTTGAAAGACGCAACACTCGAGCTATGAGCCCTTGGACTAAAATTTCTGCTGGCACGTCTTCAGCGGATTTTACGGGAGTAGAGTAGCATTTTGGTGTATCATTATACTCATAACATTTAAGGAGTACTTATGGTTAGCGGCAGGGCAAAATTCATAGATGTGATGGAGAAATACCCACAGAGATGCATTATTACAAACAACCCCAACAGCAACAACCAGTTGCCAGCATTAGATTTGGGGCAGGATTTACCCAACTACGGTCACCTATACGTTTCCGATATAGGAATGAAATGGTTAGCGGAACAGTTTAACTATGTCCCACGTTCCGAAATGAATGAAGAATTAAACAAACTTAAAACGGAACTTATTGAAGCAAACAAAAAAATCGAAAATCTGGAATCGGCAATTAGTCGAATCCCCGAAGCAGTCGAAGGAATGCTCAATGGACTCAAACAACTTTCTATTGACACTATCAATAATCTTGTCAGCGTTGGTGACGTTTTCCCTGATAGGGATGATGATGTGGTTGTTGAAGAGAGAGACGAAAACGGTGACGGAGATGACATCGTACCTATCGTCACATCTCGAAGAAACGGTAAGGCTACTAGCAAGTAGGGACGCTTTGGCTTATAGTGAATTAAGCTATGCAAAACAACGTGAGACTCAAAACGATTCTTACGGTAATGCAACCAGCTATTACACCGGCGATGCTTTAGCGGCGGAAGAAGCACGACTTGCTGGGGAGTTCTCAGACGAAACAGAAATTGATAAGGAAGACCTAGATGCCATCACAGCGGTCATTAGATAAAGAAATTAGTCTGGGATTGAACGAAATGGAACCCGTTAAGGGTTCCGGGCAGACGCCAGAAGAGATGGCGGAAGAAACACAGGTTCGCGAAAGCGACATCAACCCTAAAGTTCTTTCCCCCGACCGCGTAAAACAGTTCTCCGCTAGTGAAGACGGCCAAAGACTTGTCGCCTGGGTGATGCGCCAATACAACACTATGAGGTCTGCTCGCAGAACTTATGAACGCCAATGGTACACAAACCTTTCTTTTTACATGGGTAAACAGTATGTTGAATGGAATCGCAGCGAAGACCGCCTCGTTCCGCTACCCAAACTAGACAAGTACACACCCAGAATCACAGTCAACAAGGTTCGCCCTATTGTGCGAACTGAAATCTCTAAACTAACATCCTCCAAACCGTCCGCCAGCGTAATGCCAGCCAGCAACGACGATGACGATGTTTTTGCCGCTCGAGCTGGTGAGCAAGTGTGGGAGTCTCTGTACAACAGGCTTCACTTTCACAAAACGTTAAGCAGTGGTATTTTCTGGCTTAGCATCACCGGCAACGCGTTCCTTAAAGCCTATTGGGACGACACAGCGTTCGACAAGGTTTCTGGCGTGTACGGTGACGTAAAGTTTGCCGCGTTAAGCCCGTTTAACATTCTTATTCCCGATTTAATTGAAGAAGAAATCCAAGAGCAACCATACGTTTTCTGTGTGTACAACAAGCCCATTGAGTGGGTTCAGCAAATGTATGAAGACGTGTTGCCCCCTGGGGTTAAGATTTCTGCCGACGGTGACATTGACGATATTCTTTCGCCACAAAAAATGGGTATTACACCCAACCAGGACGCTCGCCCCGAAAGCGCTTTGCTGATTGAGGCGTGGATTAAACCAGGCGCGACAAAGCTTTTGCCACAAGGCGGGTTTGTGACGATTGTTAACCAGCGCATTATTCAGGCGGGGCTTAGCGGTTTGCCGTACCCCCACGGCGACTATCCGTTTTCAAAACTTTCGCACATTCCTACGGGACGGTTTTATTCAGAATCGGTCATTAGTGACTTAATTCCTTTGCAGATTGAATACAACCGTACTCAGTCACAAATTATTGAAGCAAAAAACAGGACCAGCAAACCGCAGATGTTGTTTGACGAGGGTTCTGTTGTCCCACAGAAGATTACGACCGAACCTGGTTTGTGGATTCCTGTGCGCCCCAACGCCCAGCGCCCGTCGCCGGTGCCGTTGCAGGATTTGCCAGCTTATGTGGTGCAGTTTAATGACCGTCAGCAAGCAAACTTTGAAGACATCTCGGGTCAGCATGAAGTTTCGCGTGGGCAGACACCAGCGGGTGTTAGCGCCGCAACCGCAATCGCGTACTTGCAGGAACGTGACGATTCTTACTTGCAGCCCACAGTGTTTGCCGTAGAGCACGCGGTCGAAGAAATTGCTCGGCAAGCGCTAGTGCTTGTTGCCACCTATTGGGACATTCCCCGTTTGGTTAAAGCCACGGGTGAAGATGGTGGTTATGAAGCCCTGCTGTTGAAGGGTGCTGATATTGCTCGGGCGACAGACCTTCGAATAGAAGCTGGCTCGGCTTTGCCGTCGTCGAAGTCTGCCCGTATGGCAAACGTTATGGACTTTATGAAGTTTGGTTACATGACACCGCAGGAAGGCTTTGAGCTTCTGGATATGCCAATGTTGCAGCAGTGGACAACTCGTCGCGGTATTGACAAGCGTGCAGCCCAGCAGGAGAATGTCGAGTTTAAAAACATTCAGCCTGAAATAATTATGCAGGCTGACATGCAGTACCAAATGGAGATTCAAATGGGTCAGGTTGAAGTTAACCCAATGACGGGAGAACCGGTACCCCGTCCTTCTGTTATCCCCATTAACGAGTGGGACAACGATGATGTGCACATTGAAATTCACGAGTTGATGCAGAAGGGGGCTTCGTATAAGTTGTTGCCACCAGAGCTTCAAAATGAGATTGCGAATCACGTTGCACAGCACAAGGCGCGTCGTATGGCTCGAATGATGGGCATGATGCCTACTGGTGGGCCTCAGCCTGGTGGCGCCTATGAGCCTGGACACTCGGGTAACATACAGCCCGCTATGGGTTCTGATGGCCCTGGCGCTATTTTGCCCGAAATGCAAGCCCCCAACATGACCGATGGCGCAATGCCACCTATTTAGTAAGGAAAACAGTAATGTCCGGTGAAGGTTCTTTGGCAAGAGCCGGGGTTTCTGGTTACAACCAACCGAAACGAACCCCAAATCATCCCAGTAAATCGCATGTTGTAGTTGTTGAAGTTGACGGTAAGCCCCGCACCATTCGTTTCGGTGAGCAGGGCGCAAGTACCGCTGGGAAACCGAAGGCGGGCGAGTCTGACCGCATGAAGAAGAAGCGCGCGTCGTTTAAAGCGCGTCATGGCAAAAATATTGCTAAGGGTAAAACGTCTGCCGCTTACTGGGCCGACAAAATTAAGTGGTAACAAAATGAGACTATGTCTTACATTTGGGCGCCCATCTATTTTACTTTTTGTCAAAACCCGCCCAATTTAAGACATTTGCTAATACTTTTAATGTATAGTAAGCATTATGAGTAACCAAAACGATACCCCTAGCATTAATGATGTTGACCTTAGCGGAATTGAAGGGTGGGAGGGTAAAGTTAACGACGCCGCCGGCGCGGCCATCCCGGACCCGAACGACGAGCCTATCGAAAGCATCGAAGAGCCAGTAGAGCAAATCGAAGAAGACACCATCCCAATTAGATGGTCCGATGTTGAATCGCTGGTACCCGAACCGCTTCACGAAGAAATGAAGCCCATGGTGGAAGAGTGGCGACGCCAATACAACCGCGTCCTCGACGAAACCCAGCCATTCCGCGAATACCTTGACAACGGTATTTCCGCACGCGATATGCAACTTGCCATACAGATACAGCAAGCGCTAATACAAGACCCTCGACGTTTTTACGACGGGCTGGGCGAAACCTACGGATGGTCACAGCAAGCTGCGCCCGCTGCAACCGCCGCCCCCAAGTCAACGCCAGAAGCTGACCTGTGGAGCTTAGACGAGGAAGCGGTAACAAGCGAGCGAGAAACAAAACTTCTTCAGGCAATTGAGCAACAGCAACAGCGCCTTACGGTGCTGGAACAGCAACAGACACAAACTTTCCAGATGCAGCAAGAAGAAATTGCCCGCCAACAGGGCCGCGCAATTCTCGATAAAGAACTTGGCGAGATTGAAAAGAAATACGGCAACTTTGACAAAGAAGAAGTGGTGCGGAGGGCAATGGCCAACGCCTCAACCGGTGGCGACCCCAGCGTTACTCGTGCATTCCATGAACTAAAAGATTACGAAACAAAACTGCGTCAACAGTTTGCGGCACAGCGCCCGCCCAAGGTTATGGGCTCTGGAAGTGGCATGGCACCATCGACTCCCCTAGTTTTGGACACAGAAGATGCACGAAGGGAAGCAGCATTGCAATTGGCGATGCGTCTAGGAGCCGGTGGGGGGGGGATGTAGAATGGGACCAAAATACCCTAAGCCAAAGAAATAAGAACAATGCCAACTTACGAAAAACTTAGCGTTCAGGAAAAAGCTTTCCATGACGCAACAATGAAGGTCGTGGAAGAACACGGCAAGTTTGGTGTTTCACCTGGAGTGTACGTACAGTACGAACCGCCAGCAAAAAACGAGGACAAAGACAAAGGCATTAAATGCGGTAATTGTTCGTTTTATGCTGGCGGTAAGGACTGTGCAATTATTGTTGACAAGGTTGAGGCGGGCGGTCGTTGCCGTTTTGTTACAATTGCTGAAGAGCTTATTAACTACGACACCCCCGAAAAAAAGAAAACAGATGCCGTAAACCTTGCAATGAAAATGGGTGCGGACACCAAATCCACCAAATATTGACACGCAAACGCTCATTTAATTATGTTTATTTAGTAAGTCTCTGATAATCTCTTATTAGAGGCCGTCCTTACGGCTACCCAAATAACCAAAACATAGCCTACAGAAAAGGACAAACAAATGGCTGATGGCGTATCGCTTGCTATTGGTACTGCTATTCTCAAGCAGATTTATTCCGATGGTGTAAACGAGCAAATCAATAACGAAACACCCGCTCTTACAAACATTAAGAGCACCGCAAAGAACATCACTAACGTCGGTGGTGCTGGAGTCGCATTCGTTGCGCACTTTGGTCGCAACCACGGTATTGGTGCACGTAACGAACTTGAGCAGCTGCCAGCAGCTGGTCAGCAGGTTTACGCACGTGGTACCACCGGGCTTAAGAGCCTCTACGGTGCCATTCAGTGTACCGGTCAGGTTATGTACCAGGCCAAGACCAACCCCCAGTCCTTCGTGGACTACGTGGGCGAGGAAATGACCCGTCTTAAGTCTGACCTTGCCAAGGACATGAACCGCCAGGTTTATGGTGACGGAACAGGTACCCTCGCAAAGGTTACCGTAGCCGGCTCGGCACTCACGGTTATTGATGTCGATGACCTCACATACATCAGCATTGGTATGCGTATCGACATCCTGAACCAGTCAACCCTTGGCGCTTCCGTGCCAACCCCACGCAACACCAGCTACCTCACTGTCACCGCCATCAACGCGGCCGCCAAAGAGATTACGGTTGATGCTTCGGTTGGTACCCTGACGGTAAACGACGTTCTCGTTCGTTCATCGCGCACTGCCGCTGGTGGCACGAACTCGTGGAAGAAAGAATGGACCGGTTTTAAGGCCATTATTAACAACACGGGAACCCTGTACAACATCGACCCAACGGTTCACCCCGACTGGGCTTCTACTGTTCTTACTACCGCCAGCGGTGCGGGTGTGCTAACAGAGTTGGACCTCGACAATGTTGTTCAGAACGTGCGCCGCAAGGGTTCCAAGCCCACGCGTATCATCACCACCCCTGGTGTGTACCGTGCGTACTGGAACGCTCTTGAGGGAATGCGTCAGTTTGTAAACAAGCCTGACATGAATGGTGGTGTCAGTGGAGGACTTTCCTTCACCACGCCTTACGGTGACATCCCCATGATGACGGACTTTGACGCACCAGCAGGTGTCGCATGGTTCCCGAACGACAAGGAACTCGCTCTCAACACGAACGTTGGTTGGGAGTGGATTGACGAGCAGGGTGCCACTTGGCAGAAGATTCCGGGTTACGACGGCTTCATTGCCGAAATGCGTAACTACTCGGAGTTGACTACCTACAGGCGCAACGCTCATGGTAAGCTGTACGGTATCGCGGAGGTCTAAACCTTTCCCCTCCGTGTTGTCCAATGCGACAACCATACGAAAACCCCCCGCCATCCACCCTGGCGGGGGGTTTTTCTTGTACCCTATACGTTATGGTTACTTTATTTAAAAACTTGGACTTACCCGAAAAAGGTCGCATTGTTGCGCAAATCCTCAACGACTACAATCATGAATTGTTTCTAGAGAAACTGCCACCAGAGCACCCGTGGATTAAAGAAGCGCCAGATAAACCTTTTGTGGTAATACATAAACCCATGGGGCTACCTGAATATATTATTAAAAACTATTCGGAGTCAATGTTGGACGAACGTATTATCGCCCAAGTGTGGGAGTGGGACACGCACCGGTTTGGCAAAAAACTTGACAAGTTTGATGCGTTGACGCATGCCCGCCATATTTTGGAGGAACGCAGACGCGCAGATGATTTAGAAGAAAAACGTGAGAGAATGAAATACGAGCTTAATAAAAAACGTTGGAGCTAAAACATGCCCGCAGAAATTTTCACCCGTACAGGCACGCAAGTTGCCGATGCGGTAAAAAGACAATTTGGTGACCCTGACGGGCGTCAAATAAACGATTTTGATATCCTCGGTTGGATTAATCTTGCGCAGCAGGACATTGTTAGCCAAAACCCGTTGCTTAAAGAAACTAGCCAGACAAACGTTATTAAAGGCCAAGATTTATACACTTACCCCACGCAAAATATCCAATATATTGAGGCTTTGCATTACGACGGCGTCCCCCTTGAGCCGTACAGTTTTCAGGAAGCGCAAAGTTATATCCTTAGCAACCTGCCAGAGTCGGGGTCGCCTGAAGGCATCCCCACAATCTGGTACGAACGCGCTGGCCAAGTGTACATTTTTCCAAAACCTAACAAAAACATTACTAATGGTTTGAGAATGTACTATGTGGAACAACCCACAGATTTAACGGTGCTCACAAACACTTTAAGTGTGCCCAACCGTTATTTCCAGCGTGTGGTTGACCTTGTTTTGGCGCGGGCATACCAGTTGGATGAGAACTGGGAAGCAGCGTCGTACAAGCAGCAAGAGTATGTTAACGCTATGACCCTGTTAGAAAATCAGGAAAACGTTGTTCAAATGAGCACTTATCCTTCGGTTACGGTGCGGATTGAGGACCTGTAATGGCGGAAAGTCAAGTAACGGGTTCACGCAGCGAACGAATAACTGTTCAAACTTTTAGTGGCGGACTGAACAACGTTTCCGACATTACCACTATTGATAATGAAGAACTGCACCGTCTCATAAATTTTGAGCTTGACGCTAACGGCTCCCTTGTGTCACGCCCACCTATCACACAGTTGGCGTTAGCGCCAGTGGTAAACCAACCTATTGACATTCTTGGTTTTTATACGGACCCCGTTGAGGTTAGTTACGCTGTTGTTGCATGTAACGGCAACACCTATTTGTACAATTTGGACACAAATACGTACACTTCAGCAATAGCAACCTTTGCAGCAACTGGCGCTGCACAGTGGGGCGGCAACCTTTACCTATGTTCTAGCACCCAATCTGGGGGCTACTGGAACGGCACCACTTTCACATCCCTAGCTGCCGGTGCCAACGCAATGCCTCGAGGCGAACAAATCGTTCTATATAAAGCCCGGTTTTTTATGATTTCGCGGGTTTCGGGGCACGAGCGAGGCCGCATACACTTTTCCAACATTACCACGGTGGGCCCGGGCGCAACAAGTATCAACGACTGGGAACCCGACAACTATTTTGATGTTTCAAAAGGTGACGGACAGTTTATCACTAAAATAGTTTCCGCCGCAAACGAACTTTTTATTTTCCGCACCAAAAGCACATACTATTTTAAATACCAGTCCGCACCCATCGACGGCTCACTAGATTTGCTAGACAACACGGTGGGGGCTGACAACAAATATAGTGTTGGCGAATACGAGTTTTCTTACCTGGTTCTTAACAACGGTCGGTTGTACCGTTTTGTTTCGTACCAGTTTTACCCACTTAACGACATTAGTCGCCTAAGTTTTGTGCAAACAAAATCTACCGCCGTACTCAGCATTAAATCTGCTTTAACAGTGTTTGGGCGACGTGCTGTCGTATGGTTCGGTGGAGGCACTTACGCCCTAGATTTAGAAACAGGTGCATGGTCTCAATGGTCGTCGCCCAGCACAGAATTTGCGTGGGGGGTGCTAAAGCCCCGTAAACAAGACGCTTTAACGCCGGACACGGTCATTGGGATTACGGGTGTTAACACGGCAAATAAACAAAAAATGTATCAACTTGTTGACGCATACCTTGTCAGCAATACTGAAGAAATAGAATGTTTAGCGGAAACAAAAGCATTCGATTTCGATATCCCGGATTTGTGGAAACGCTTGTTTTACTGGTCGGCAGACGTTTATACGGCACGTGACGTGTACGGTGTTGTTTCGCCTATCCAGTTCACGTCACTAATTGTTTCGTGGGACGACCTTGCGGGTTATACGTTTGACCAGTTAGCGCTGGGCACATGGGATTTCCCTATTGTTAAAAGCCCCGACGTGCAAACCCATGTGGTGTATCCCGCGTTGCTCCCGTACAGGGTTAACGTTACTTTTCAAAGAGACATGCGGTTTAGGCGCGCATCGTTCGAAGTGAGGCTGTCAACCGATGGAACAACGGCTACTGGTCCTGTAAGAGTTGTTGCTTTCAGTATCCATGCTGTGCTAAAACGTGGTATTTCTGACATTATTCAATAGTTTCTTGTATGATAATAAATAACGCTTAACAAGATAAGGGGAGACTATGCCCATGACGGGTTCCGGGCAACCGGGTTTCAACTCTTATGCTGCCGGCGTTAAACGTTACGGCCCTAACGCAAGTTCAGCTGCAACGTCTGGTCCGGTTGACCCTAGTGGTTATATTGACCGGGAGGCGCGTAATCGTCTGAAGAAACAAGTTTATTTAAAATGGATTCAAGATAACACTAAAGGCGCTTACGGTAGCGCTAACGCTATGAGACGAGGTTAAACAATGGTTGATGATAGAGCTGTGAGATTTCAGCCAGCATATAGGCCGGGGGCCCTAACCGCAATGCGGGGTAGCACAGGCGCGGCTTCCCCCGCCCCGTCAAGAGGGTCTGTGGTATCTGGCGCTCCCGTCGTTCGTGAACCTGTTACGTCTCGCACAGGAACTTACGGCTACACGGGTTATGAAGCCCCAGGGGCCCCGGCCGGCAATCGCGGTGGCGGTGGCGGTGGCGGTGGGCCAACGCCCGCGCCCACCCAACCCATGGCCGGTGGTGGCGATGGTAGACCCAGCTCCATGCGCGACGTGGACTGGTTTGGCAGGGACGCTATCTTCCGTTCCGGTGCTGGTGGTGCGCAGGTAAGCCTCCAAGAGCAACTAGCCAACCTGTTGTTTGAAAACCAGCAAGGATACCAAGACATTGACCGTACCCGGCGCGATTGGACCCAGCAGAGAGAACGCGGTTCGCAGCGCACCGGTGAAGATTTTGCGGCAAGAGGGCTTAGCCAGTCAGGTTTATACCAGCAAGGGTTAGAAGATTTGCTTAAAGATTATGAACAATCTGCTGGGCAAATCAACCAGCGTGAACAAAACCTTGGGCAACAGTTGGGTAGGCGTAACCCCCTGGCGGGACAAAATTTTACCCAGGAAGCCCTGTTTGACCAGAACTATAACGCGCTTGCCGACGTGTACGGCCTGCTGGGCCAGCGTGGTGTGGGCGAAGGCAACAGGTATCAGGCTGGTCTAAACCAGATGCGAGCCCAGAGTGCCGGCCGTTCCAACCAAAACATTATTAACACGTTAGGTTGGTAAACCATGAGCTGGCTTGACGCCTTTACCATAGGAAGACAAGACGCAACCTCGCCGGTTGTGCCATCACCCCCAGTTTACGATGGCGGCGCTCAACGTGCCCGCAACCGCCAAAGCTACACACCCGCAATGCGGAACCAAAACGCCCGTACCCGAGGCGCAACAACCGGGGCGGCAATGGGGGCGCCCGTAAACTACGGTGCCCAAATCGACCCAATGGAAGTTTTGGCAGCTCTTGGTTGGGGGCAGAGTACTGGTGGCGGTGTGCGCACCATTGACAACCGCCCACAGGTTCGCGACCGTTACAACGCCATGCGTGAACAAGCAGAAGGGCGTTACGGCTCTTCTCGTGCAGACATGACGCAACTGTACGACCAGTACGCTTCCGCCCTTCAAGGATTACCAGAACAAGCAGCACAACGTTTTGCGGTAGCCAGCGAGGGAGCAACCGACCAGACGGAACGTCTCATGCAGGAAACAGCCGCCCGGGTTAACGAAGAAGCCGCCGCACGTGCGGCACAGGCCGCAGAACTGGGTATTGACCCCACCCCAATGGAAGATTTAACCGAAACGGTTGACTACCAGACTGGTGAAATGGGCAGAACCGGGGCCAACTGGTCGGGCCTTATGGGAGCGTTATCCACGGCGGAACAAACCCGTGGGCAACTAGCGTATGAAGGTGCCCTGGATACTGGTGTTATGGCAAAACAGGATTTGTTGAGCCGTTACAACGATTACCTTGAAATGTTAGACGCTAACGAATCCCAAGAACTTATGGGCGCAATTCAACAGGTGGCTACAGGTAGCGGGCGTTCCGCCGCAGACCTACCAGCGGGCATTGTTGAAAGCTTGATGATGGAAAGTTTCTATCAAAGCGGGATTATACAACGACCCAGTTCTGGCGAATCCGGTGCCCGCCAACTCGATGTTACAGATGAAGATTTGAGAAAATTGGGCGAAGAGTTGACAGCCCCCGGCGGTAGCTACTCAAGATACTTGCAAAACGGTGGAAACCTTGCGGCACTCGAAGCAGCAAAAGACCTGGGATGGACAATACCTAGCTCGTTTATGCAGCCCAGCGTGTCCGTAACACCTGGAGGTTGGTTCGGTTCCGGCGGCACCCGATAAAATAAATTATTATTAACACGTTTAGCTCCTTAGCTGAAAGAACGTAATGAGTACAGAAGACAAAGATAAAAACCCTATTGATGAGTACCTTGAACTCATCGAACGTGCCAAAAATACGCCCGTAACACCAGCGCGCCCCCCCCGGCCCACACAATCCTCTCGGCCCACCACAGCAAGAGACCCTTCTTTTTCGCGCCCCGCTTTGGCGCGCCTTGTCCAACCTTCGAACCCACAGGACCCCAACTATAACCAAAGGGTCAGCCCTGTTGAAGGCTTCCTCAACAAAATATTTGCTGGTGCCGCCGGCACATCCAACGTTCTTAACAAAGTAATCAACGAAGGCGCCCCCACCAGCATGACGGGTGCGTTTGGCCCCGACCGTCGCGCAAACATGGAACAAGCTCGGCAAGCGTACCGTGAACAAGGCGTAGCGGCCATACCAGAAGCAGGGTTTTCCCCCGAACAAGAATATTGGAAAGCCGGCGCTGCTGCCGCATGGAACAGCGACTACACAAACCCCAACCTTGTGTGGGGGTCCGATGTAATCAACAATTATTTCACTTCGCGGGGCAAAGAGGCGTTAAACCGTGAAGACGCAAGCTTTGGTGAGCGGGCGGGATTGTTCGCTGGAGGTCTTGCAATAGATATCCTTGGCGACCCCATCACCTACGTACCTGGCGGAATTCTTGTATCCGGGGTAAGGGGTGCCATCAGGGGCGCCCAGGCGGCAAAAGGCGCGGCAAAAGTACCAGCAGCCGTAAAGGGTGTGTACTCAGGCGCCCAGGGAACCGCATACAAAGTGGGCAAATTTAGTGGGCGGCCAAAACCTGTTGGTTTGCGCCAGTGGGCAGAACTACGCCAATATGACAGTGTGGCCCGTGTTGCTGCACGGCAACAAATACCTTTAGATGACCTTTTTAAAGTGGCCAGCGGTCAGATTGCGGCTGAAGCGCTCGCCAAATCGGTTAACACCTTCACTTCGGGCACAAAACGCGCCACTAACTATACGGCGCAAGACATCACACAAATTGTGGACGATTTGGGGCAAGGTGGCGGGTTAAACGCCGCAGAACGCATGCACTATGGCGCTTTGACTTCACCTACCGGCGACCGCTACTGGGCTCAACCCCGCACTACAAGCCAACCAATGCCCGCTGGCACACGCGCTTACGGAGCGGCACCGCCCAAAACGCAACAAAACTTTAACCCGTGGGCGTCAATGTCTGACGGTGTTGCACCGCCACCGGTTGGTGTGCACAACACGTTTGGTAAAACATCGCTAGGTGCGTTAAACCTGCCACCCACAGCGACGTATGAGGATGCTGGGGCTTCGCTGACAAACATTATGCGCAACCCCGATGTTCCGCAAGCGCAAAAAGATGCAGCTTTTGAGGCGTACCAAGAAATTATAGAAACCCTGCCGTCTAACAGACGCATTGGGGATGTTATCGAAAACATTATTGCTAATATCCCCAACCCTGCTGTGGCAACAAAAATTGCTGAAAAGGTAGCGGAGGTTCCGTTAGAGACGCCGAGCCAGCAAGTCGGTCAACTAAAAACAATTATTGATGAGCTTGCGGATGCTGACGCTGCTGTTGGGTTCCAACCTCAACTTGCCGGGTTAGAAGCCCCAGAAATGGCGGCAAGGAGCCGCATTTTTGAGGCGTTCATTGACAGTGTTGATAGTGGCATAAACGACGTTTATACCAATAGTGAACGCGCAAAATATCGGATGCTTCTCGAGCCGGACGAGAACCTTACAGAAATTCTTTTTGGAACAAACAAAGCCTGGTCGGGTATTCAAGAAGCGTACATGGACCGTGTTGGTGGTATAGCTGAGGCGGGTGCCGACAGTGTGTACAACGGTATTAAAGCGCTTGCCGAACTGCCAATAGAAATCCCGGGATATACGCAACGCGCCCGCGAACTTGTTTTACGTACCGAAGCTGCCGATGCGACTGAACGTTCCACCATTATCAACAACCTTAATAGGACGTATGAGGAAAGCCTTGTCAAAGTGGGGGCTTTGGACGATATGGGGCGCCCCATCAACGTTGGCGAAACGGCATGGCAAAGCATCGATGAAACGGGTGTGTTGCCAGCGCAAGCGCTAACCGCTGAAATACCCGAAACGGCAACCGAGTTGGGCAAATTTGTTAACATTTTCGGTGACATTGTTGAAGACCCGGCGTTTGACTTAACAAAAGCATTGCAGGGTGGTACCGGTAAGGCCATTGCGGACCTTGACGCTGGCATTGACCCCGCTGTCGCATCAAAAGAGCTGCGGCGCGTACTGGATGCTGGCGAAAACTTTGCCACCACAGCAAACCGTGAGGGCCTTAAGGGTGCCGACTCCATTGTCGGAAGAACCCCCACAACTGCGAGCAAAACATTAAAACAAGCTGGACTGAAAGAGCTTGTTGCGCCCAACGTTCCCCGGGTCCTTGACGACATTTATGACCACGTTGTCGGTTTTGCGCGGGTGCCATTAAAGAAAGATGACTGGGTTGACTCGTTAAAACGCGTTGCCGCAACAGACGCCGCCGTTGCTCCTCGTGCAATTAAAATTATTAAAGCATTGGGCTTAAACAACCCCCCGTTTGACGCCGCAAAAATCCAAGAGGCTTACGCAAATTACATTAAGTCTTTTGAAAAATTGCGTGACATGAAATTCCCCAACGAACTGGGCGGGAGAATCGACGACACTGCTGGTGTGGACATGTTTGGGCGCATTTTCCGTGAAGATTATGCAGAATTTGGCGACCCGTTGAAAAAACAGATTTTTTATGGTAAAGCAGGAGCTGTAACATACGCAGAATCTGGGCTTGCTAAAACAAACGTTGCGAAAACGCGGGGGACGTTCGTAAAGGAGCTTGAGGCGCGACAAACGGCACGGCTAGAGCGCGGCAACACCATTGCCGAATTGGGTCAAGCGGCCGCGTTGGGTGAGAGAAGAAAATTGGCGGGCGACAAGCCGGGGGCACCATTTACATCGCGCGACAAATGGCGATACTCCTCTTTGGAAGACGTTGCAAATGACCCCATCCGTCGTCGCGCCACCGATGGCGCATGGATTACCAAACCAGAAACTTTAGTAAAAGTAGTCACCGAGGGGGACGTTTCCGCATCCGCCGCAAACTTGGTAGAAAACCTTAAACTGTCACGAAAACTCGACGAGGGGTTAGAGCAAATTCTTCCGGGGATGAAATACCGACAAACACCCGCATTAACCAAAGTGTTGTACGAAAAAACCAGCGTACGCGAAATGTCCGAAACATCGGGGCGTGGCACGACACAAGTTATCGCTCAAACAAGAGCGGCGCTAGAAACACAAAGCGAAACCATTTCAGACATTTTGCGGCAGGCCGCGCAACGCTTCAGAACTACAGCCAAAGCGCCAAAAAACACGTTTAAAGACTTTACGCGGACGCTACAAGGGCAGCGCGGTGTAGAAGTTTTCAAATACGACCAGGGGCGCTCAATCCCCGACATGACGGTTGACGGAAAAATTGTTGAAGGGTCGGATGTCGATTTTCTTAGAGACTTTCCCGACATGGCATTGCCGTCAGAAAATTCGTTTGCCGAAACTACCGAAAAACTTGCCTATGTGAACATGGAACCCGTCAGGGGCGCACTTGACAACGTACTCGACGCCGCGAGCATACCGGAAGACCTAAAAGCAAACATTAGACCCATTTTGTGGAACAGCATCCTCGACAACATGAGCGGGCTAAAAGGCGGGGAAATTAATGTCAACTTCAATAAGGTAATTGATGACTTTGTTGATACGCCCTTCCGAACTGGCAAGTCCAAAATTGCAGTAGAAATTGAAGCCGAAGCGGGACTAACCGAAACCGTTTTACGCAACGCCGGCGAAACCCTCAAAAAATGGAACGAAGAGTACGGTTACACCGCACCACCAGCACAAACGCTTGCCACGTCCGCAAAAACATACAACTCCGCTCTATACAAGTCGCTAGAAGCTAGTGAAAGTCTAGATGGCTACATCGACCAGGTTGAAAAGATTTTTGCTGAACTTAGTCTTAACCACAAAAACATTGACCCTACATGGTTGAAGAAAACGGCCGAAGTTATTGCCAGGGGTACGGGTGACACTCAGTTTGATGCACAAAAATCTAGCGGCGAAGCATTGTTCGATTACATCAAATCTAAAACACCACAATTAAAGGGTTTGCTTACAGAATCAAAAGTACGCGAAATTGCACAGTTTGATGCAATCAACAAATACACGCTGCTTAATGGTGACGTTATTGCTCGTATGGCAGAGGGCACCAACCCGTCAAAACTGTTAACAGAGACCCGCGCGGTCGCTAGTGCCCAAATTGCTAAAATAATCAACAAAACGGAGGCCGAAGCGGTCCGCGCGGCGTCGCTTGCGGGGTATAGTGCCTCCATAGCCCGTCTGGGGTCCCAAGGAGCCACGAAGCGTGTTCCTGGGACAAGATGGCGTACCTACCAACAAAATGCTGTCTACACGGCGTACAAGGCCGCAAAATCTGTTATTGACCAGAAATTTGCCCCGGGGACCATCGAAAACTGGAACGCCACCATAATTGCGTCCCGAGACCTCCGTGCACTGCTCAGGGAAAGCGGAATTGTTGAAACAACCGTTATGCGGCCCTTTGGGGGCAAAATTGTTCCCAGAGAAACCGGCGACGTTGACTTTTCCTACACCAGTTGGCTTGACGTCATGGACGCATCAATTAGCGCCACCCCAAAAACGGGTCTCGGCACGGGGTTACCCGAAGACGTTTTCCGTGTAGCACTCGACCTACACAAAGTTAACGGTCTCACCTTCCCCCAAACGGTACTTGCCGAAAGCGGCATCATGGCCATGAAAATGGCTGGGGCGGGCATGGACGAAACAACCCGCATCGCCTGGTTGTACGACTTCATAAAATACCAAATTGGTAAAATTCCCGCCGGCAAAGCTTACGCCGACGACATCACTGCTGACGTATCCACACCCACCTCGAAACTTGTTGCCATGCTTGCGCGCAGCATCGGCTCAGATGATGTGGTAAAAAACCTTAACCAACGTCACATTAACGCTGGGGCGCTTGCCGTGGCCGTGGCTGAACGCAACAGCTCACAAATTTCTGAACCCATTCTTCGCGCCGTCGAAAACGTAGCCAACAACATTTATGCAACCCCGGGCGACGTCAACAAAGCCCTCACGCGGTCAGTTGACATGCTCAGAAAAGAACTAGCGCAGCGGGGGTACGGTAAGGGCAGCCTCGAATCACTTATTAGTCTCAAATCGTTGGAACGCGTTATTGCAGAAAACGTGAGTGCTAACACTATTAGCGGTGCCCGTGTGGGCGAGCGCATGGCTCGTGCAGCCGAAACCCCCGCAACACAAAAGCAGGCCGCCAACGCGGTGCGCTCCGAGACCGCCAAAAGCACTTACGAAATGGCGGACAACATTACTGTGCAAGATTTGTTGGGCAAACTGCACCAGGCGTTAAAGCCAGAAGCAACCGAAACGGCCCTCGAAAACGTTATCCGCGAAATCATGCACATGTCGGATTACAGTATTAAAACAACCCAAGACCTTATGCAGTTTGTGTCGCAACAGCCCAACACAATGCGTAAACCTGTTGTGCAGGCCACCCCGCAAACGCCGGGGTCACCACCCACCGTTCGCGCCCTTGGCCTGGTAGCCGACAGGTTGGAATACGAAAGGCAACCGCTCGGTGATGCGTACTTCCGCCTTGAAGCAGACGGTGTTACTGGCAAAGAATTGGACGAAGCATTTGCCGCTTTCGACGAGGTTGACCAACGATATCAGGCCGCCCTCGCAGCCTACGAGGCGGCGCGTGATGCGGGGCAAACGGGTTGGGGGAAGACGCGCCCGGCGATAGGCGGCGCAAAAACGGAAACCGATGACCGTATTGGTGACGACATTATGGGTAAAGGTATCGAAGATAGCCTCGACCCTGAAATGCCACAAAACCTTGAATCTTTCCAAAACCAAGGCGCTGCGGCCGAAGTCCAATTACGCGCGTCTGTTCGCGCCGGCCAACAAGACATCGCCACCGCAAGAACTGGCGCGCAAAGCATCACCGACTCCGTAATTAACACCACAGAAGTACGCCTTGAGGCTCTCGCCCGCAAATTCAAGAAAATCCCCGCCGATGTTATCGGAGGGTTGCTCACCCGTGTCGCAAAACTTAAAACACCAGAGTCCAAAAAAGCTTTCGTTGACAGCCTCCCCCCAGAACAGCAACAGTTCATGGAAGGGTTCTTCTGGTCTATCGGGCACCTGTTCGACTCGAACACTATCGCCCGAACAGGTCTTGACTCAAAATGGATTGACAAGCACCTGTTCCAAACACAACTCGCATCCGTGGGCAAAGCACGCCTATCCCCACGCGACCGCAACGTTGTCGGGTGGGATATTGAAACGGCGTACAACAAACTCATTGTTGATGTTCTCGAAGCCGGCCCAGAGGGCGGCGGCACCGACTGGTTAACCCTGTTCAAGGGCCTTAACCAAGCCATTTACGACTCCACCCTCATGCCCAACCTTGCCGGCGACTTCAGTTCACGTTTCGGGCACGAAGCAGCGGGTATGACCGCCGACCAAGCAAAAGCATTAAAGTGGGTGCGCATCCAAACCGGTGAAGGCGCGGGCGACCTTGCCAGATTCCTTGACGCCACCCAATACTTCCCACCCGACATGGCGCGCCAAATGGCCAACATGCAACGCATGTTCAGTGTTAAAACCCAACCAGACAGTACATTCGGCCGCAAAGTACTCAACTGGTTCGACCGGGTCCAGGGAAGCATCAAATCCTTCCTCACCCTATGGGCCCTATCCCACCACATTGTCGCATCAATGGGTGAAGCCACAATGAACATCATCGCCGGCGAATCCAACCCCAAAAACTTTGCCCACGCCCTGCGCGTCCTGGCAGCAGGCGGCGACATCAGCAAAAACCCTGCCTCATGGTTCCGCCACAACAAAACCCGCGAAATGGACATTTTCAAAGAACTCGGATTCAAAACCTCCGACGACGACGCAAAAGACCTCGTCAAAACAGTAATCCAAGGCGGCGACGGCCGTGGCATGAAAATGACGCCCGCTCAAATCCACGACTTTTTCGAAAGTATCGGCATCAAAATGACCAACAACACTGTTGAGGACTACACGTACCGCAACAGCCAACTCGTCAGAGACGGAAACCTACTCCGAAAAGTAGTCAGCCCCATCATCGCCGCCAACCGTGGGCTCGGACACTTCGCATCCACACGCGACAACGTGTTCCGTTTCCAACACGCCATGGGCATCCTCCGCGGAACAAACCCGCGCTCCCCAAAAGTATTCAGAACGCTCGACGATGCAAAAGATTACATTCAAAGAGAAATATTCGAATGGCACCCCACCGCACAATCCCTTGCCCCATTCGAGCGGGCCTTCCAACGACGCGCATTCCTGTTCTACACGTGGCAACGTGTGGCCCTCAACAGAATCATGGAGGCCACCATTGACGACCCGTACCGCCTCGGCATAATTCCTAAAGCAATTCAGAGCGCCTCCGCGGCAATGGGGGGCGACCCGCAAGCTCCCGGAAACCCCATGCCCAACGACCCCCGACTCCCCGCTTTTGCACAAGAACACATCCTCGGACCAGCATGGTACGACCAATACGGTGAAGTGCAAAGCATCGCCATGAACTCCCCGCAACTAGATTTGTTCCAAACTTTCTTTGGCGGGTTCGGCATCGACCAAACCATGACCGCACAAGAAAACATCAGGTACAACCTGACAGAAATACCTAAACTTATTGTTCCGCAACTATCCCCCGTGTTTAAACTTGGTATCGAAGGCAGCACGGGCACAGCAATATCATCAGGCGGTCCCGGCCCAGAAATAACAGACTGGGGTCAAAGAATTTCCGACACGCTCGGATTCAGTCGCCAAAGCATCGTTACAGGCATCACACCCCTCAGCGAACGCGGACTCTTCGCACCGCGCGACTACAACGCCAACAGTTTCGGAGGGCTAGAACCCGCAGAAATCGAATGGTTACGCCAAAGAACAACATTTAATCTTCTTACTGGGTTAAAATGGGACCAGAAATCACGTTTCTGGCGCAGCGCACAAATAGAACAACAGGAACGTTACGCCAGATTCCAACGCAACCTCCTCAACCAACAACGAGAAGAACAGCAATGACCGAACAACAATTTATTGTTTTTATGGAAGAGTACGGCCAACTAGTCATTACCACGGCCATCGCTATCATTGTCCTCATCATGCTGTTTCACAAAATATGGCCCATGCTCACCAAAGCTGTAGAAATAGGCAACACCCTCGGAGGGCTACCCCAAACCATTGAACGAGTCGAAAAAAAACTAGAACACCTGGAAACAACACTCAACACTGTTAAAATGGAAGTTTTACCCAACGGTGGCAGCTCACTACGCGACGCCATCAACAGAACCGAAAAACAACTCGCCGTCGTAGGGCGCATAGTCGCAAAACACGAACGCGACATCAACAAAAGCTAGTCACACCACGTTACGGTACACACCTGACGTCACAGATTTAGAACCCCGCTGCCACTTACCGCAAACAGTGCACTTAAACCTGCGATACCGCCCAGCCCCCGTCGTTTCAAAACCGCGTGACTGCAAATTCTCCGACCCGCAACTAATACACCCCTCCGGCCTACCATCAATAACAGCACGATTCGGGTGGTTCTTAATCCACGGCAAAAACTTCTCATACAAACCCACCAAAAGATTCACATCCCGAATCTGGTACTTCTTCATCTCGGCCCACGCCTTATCCTCGCCAGCCATGCACTTCACCCACAACTCAAAACCGCTATGCTTAACCTTCGCACCCATACCCAACTTTTGGGCCACATAATCTAGTTTGTTTGACGGGAACCTAAACCGTTGCTTAGCCGTCCGCATCAAATCAATCTCTTTATGAGGGGACGGCGGCAACATGTCGTTTTCAATAAACTCGCGATACAAATGCTTTACATCAAAGCCGGCACTGTTCCAACCTACAATCGCATCAGCGTCATCCATGAGTTCATGTATAGATTTAAGCATGTCGGCTTTACCATCGTGGTGAACTGATTTAAAATGGACTTTACGTTCCCCATACCAACGGGCACCAAAACAAATAACTTCAGTGGAATTGACCAGTTGGCCAATAGAAACGTTTTGATTCCACAACCCCCACACATGGGCAAGGTTGGGCGATGTTTCAAGGTCCAATAAAAGTATTTTCATAAATTCCTCAACAACACCACCAGCATAACGCAGAAAGCAGCAAAATGAACGATATTGAGATTATTGGCGGAATAGCATGCCCCATCGACCCAGCCGAAGCGTTACTCTGCGATTCCTGTCAATGAGAAATATGGTTTCTGTACTATATTGATAAAATCCTTACTAGCAAGCATGCTCGCAGTAAGGGTTTTATCCCACAGTGATATTTTGGTAGCGTATAAAGTGGTAAAACGGTAGTGTACAAATTCTGTGCGCTCACACACAAAATGGGGCAAGGGCACGTTGCAACAGCAAAAAAGTACCCTAAACGGCGCAAACACGCAGATTTGTAAACTATACGGAACTAGCGAAAATAATTTATTTGCCGTCGGGCGTGAAATTTGGTACAGCCCACGTGGCAAACGCGGTCAACGCTGCAATCACAAACACCACAACATTCTGAGCTTCAGCGGGAATTAACTCCACACCCAGCTCAAAACTCACGCTCGTCAACGCCCCCAAAACACTACCCACACCAGCAGCAATGGCTTTAGAAAAACGTTGAGCCTGCTTAACAAAATCAGTTAACTCGTGCATCAGAACTTCCCATCGTTAATATATTTCTGCAAAGCAGAAACGGTTAACTTACCTGCTTTACCATCAATCTTACCCTGATAATAGCCTTCAGACCGCATAATGGTTTGCATGGCTTTCCATGTCGCCTCACCCATCACACCATCAACAGTGACCTTAACAGGTGCCGGCTCCTGGAAATAACTGTCAGGCGGCACATCGGACCCCCACGTCTGCTTAGTCCTCACTTCGAAATGCAAATGAGGGGCAGTGCTCGCACCAGTCGAACCAGCAACATAAATAACATCAGCCGTTTTAACTCGGTCGCCCACCTTCAAATCAGATTGACGGGCACCATGATAATACGCCGTAAACAAATCGCGTTGGTGTCGAATAATAACCACGTTCCCACCAGACTGACGTTTCTTAGCGGCAGGCGACAACGACGCCCACTCCGGGGCAACATACACCACCTCACCAGGGGCGGCAGCCAAAACGTTAAACACGCCACCAAAATCGGTTCCACGGTGAAACGCACGCTTATGAGTAATCGGGTGAATACGCCACCCATACTGTGACGTTACCGGACGCTGCGGGGCAGGGTTGGATAGTTTCATTTGTTACCTCTTTCGCTCATTATGCTACCCATCTTACAATAACAATTCCCGAGCCACCATTACCGCCAGCAGGGTCACCAGAGGATTCACGCCAGCCGCCACCGCCGCCACCGCCAGTGTTAGCCGTAGCGTTACCGCCAGGGTTATTACCACCGTCGGCCCCACCAACACCACCGCCACCAGTGGTTGCCGCAGTTTGGCCTCCACCGTTTCCGCCACCCCCGCGAACAACAGAGGTTCCTGTTATGTCTGAGGTTGCTCCGTCACCACCATGCCCGTCACCGTCAGTGCCACCAGCCTCGGAAGCACCACCACCGCCACCACCGAAAGTTGCCGGTGAACCACCCGGAAAACCTAGGGAAGCAACACCCACACCAGGAACGCCATCAGTTGATGCGCCACCGCCACCAGAACCACCAGAAGAAGCGCTCCTCTGAACAGAAGTTGATGCGCCAGCAGTTCCGCCTACTCCGCCACCTGGAGCAACATAATAACCTAATGCCGAAGCGCCCCCATTGAATCCGGGAGCGAGTTGGGCACTCCCCCTACCACCGGCACCGACAGTAACGGTAGCCGTACCAGCCGGCATATAAACAGTCTGAGCCAAATGACCGCCACCGCCGCCACCGCCGCCACCTTGGTTGTTGCTACCGGAAAATCCGCCACCACCACCGCCACCAAGCACCAGAATGTCACACAAACCAGCCCGCGTAACCGTCAACGTCCCATCAACCGTAAACGTCACATACTTATACGACACCCCGCCAGACGTGTAAGTACCAGTAGGCGTATTACTAATGTTCGCTGTTGTCTCCAACTTAGAGCCCAAAGTCTGCCACACAGTATTAGCAGAATCGTAGTAATAGTTTTCGTAAATCTGCCCGTTAGTAGGGCTAGAAGGAAAATTCAAAGGCATCAGATTGCCACCCTCACTATAACAACACCAGAACCGCCGTGCCCGGCCTGACTGGTGTTTCTACTGCCAGCACCACCACCACCAGTATTAGCAAGCCCGTCTTGACCCACACCACTAACACTCTGCCCCCCGCCACCAGAACCCGGTGCTGAAGAAGTCGTATTTGAGCTGTAAGGGCCACCAGAGCCACCACCACCAAACCAAACAGTACCACCAACATTATGGCCAGTAGTTGTAGCCAAACCCCAAACAGAAAAAGTGTTTGTGCCGGAACCGCCCGCCCCACCAGTTTGGCCCGCAGGGGCATTAGCGCCCGCAGTACCCGCACCACCACCACCGCCACCAGATTGAATGTAAGTACCGTTACCGCCAGTGTTAGCCAAGTTCCAAGAATTTACTTCTTGGCTAGAGCCATTACCAAAATAAATAGACCCTCCGCCGTTTGAACCCTTGCCGTGACCGGGATAAAAGGTATCGTAAGCGCTACCGCCGCCCCTGCCACCACCATACGCAACAGCGTAATTACCGATTGTTGAATCTTTACCGTTACTGCTACCAGCCACGTCGTCAATACCCCCAGCACCAACCGTTACAGTGTGGCTGCCAGCCGGCAAATAAAGGCTGGCGTAATACTTGACACCGCCACCGCCACCGCCACCGCCACCGCCACCGTTACCGCCACCGCCACCGCCACCAACAAGCAAAGCCTCAACCAGGCCAGCAGTAGTAACAACTAAAGTGCCACTCGTCGTAAAAGTTTGATACGCAAAACCGCCAGAAGTAACCGCAGTGCCCCCAGACAAACCAAGAGCTTTGTTTGCGCCGCCACGCACACGCCAAACTTGCGCCGTAGCATCCCAAGCAAAACCCTCATAGTACTGGCCATCCACAGGAGAGTTAGGAAAATCAAGTGGCATTATTTAGCCGCCTTCTCTTCAGGTAACGGGTTTGCAACAGGGTCGGCTGGCCGTAAAGACAAATCAGGTTCGACAACCACAACAGGGTAAGGGTTAGAAACCTTCACAGCCTCAACAGCCGCCAACCACTCAGCCTCAGAAGCCTCACCACGCTGGTAATCAAAAAACACAGGGTCAGACTCGGCCTGGTATGCGGCCTGCCGTTGCTTCTGAACAGCCTCAAACGCAACCTCGTATTCAACCTGAGCCCACTCAGCCTGTAGTTCAGCCTCAGAAGGTGCGTCACCCTCAGACAACCAAGTTAGACCGGCGTAAGAGTCGCCGTTTAGAGTCCACTGAGTACCGGGGTATTTACGGGAAAGAATCAAAGAAATATCCATTAGCCTGCCACCTCCATAACAATTAAAGTAGTTGGAAAACGGCCAAAGCCAGTTGCGTCGGTGTCGGTTCCTGTCCTGCCAATATATCCAGTGTCACCCGTAACCATCATCTCTAGCTGATAAGTTACCGTGCTAGTTGTTGAAGGTGAGTCAACGTAAGAAAGAGACGCAAAACCATTGACAGTGTTTATACCGTAATCAGTGGCTCTGGCACCCGTAGTACCAAAAGCCCTAATACGGCTACCCGCCGCGTCACCAACATAGCTGACCGAGTTACCACCAGTAACTCTGACAAAAGCGCTACGAGAGTTAGTGGAGCCTGAAAAACCAATAAATGTAGTTCCTAAAATAAGAATTTTGCTGCTTGTAGACCTTGGCGTAATTGATACTGAAGCGCCAGTTACCGCCGTAAAAGATGTAGAAGTAGTGCTAAAAGTGTCCGTCTTGACGGCTTGAACAACCTGAAGAATCCCACCAGACCGCGACACCGCGCCAATCCAAGACGAAGACCCCCCACCAGGGTCAGTGTAATACACGTACATAGACCCGTCAGTGTCATCCAACCACAACTGGCCCTCATACCCTGTGGGCGCTGTCGACTGAACCGCCACCGAAGGACCCGCAGCATCAACCCACTGCGAAGACGTCCCATCGTTGTAATAAATGTAAAGCTTGCCGTTATCAGAATCCCACCACAAATCACCCTCACCAGGACCAGCCGGAGCCGTAGCAGAAATCTCAATACTCCCACCACCACCACCAGGCATCCACGCAGAACCCTTCCAAATAAAACTAAGCTCCGTATCCGTCTCAAAAATTGCTTGACCCAACCAAGGCGACCCCGGCCTAGTCGCTGAAGTGCAAACAGTAAACCCAGCCGCACCATCCAAAGTATTAATACCAAAATTGTAAGCAGCAACCGTAAACGGTTCACCCGAACCCGCAACAGGCAACGGAATACCCAACTTAGTTGTAGGCGTAGTCGCCATCAGTCACCATCACTTTCAATCACAGGCAAATCCATCATACCAGGAACCTCCCCAAACCCAGCAACAACAGCGCCCCGCTCACCCGAACCAGCACCATCACCACCCACCAACATACGCTCCTGCAAAACCCTAAAATCACCAGCCAACGCCAACAACAACTCCGGGTCAGTAACACGACGCAACACCACCGTCATCACATCACGCACCAACTGCTGCACATCCAACACCTGCTGACGCCCAGGCGTAAAATACCCCGTCAACTCATGCAAATACTTCACCGAACGCAAATCCCCAGAATCCACACCCTCCAACAACCGCGAATTAGCCAACGCCACCGCACCACGCAAACCCCGCTCAGACGCCCTCGTCAAAGCCTCACGAAACGGACCAAACCCCAACCAACCCTGATACTGCTCCCACGAAACACCAACCCCCCTCAAACGTTCACGAACCGTCAACCCAGGTTGAGGGTCCGACAACGCGCGAACACACGCCACCATCTCCGCCGACAAACCCTCCGAATCAACACGCCCCAACACCACACCACGAGACTCCAAAGCCACACGAAACTTCTCCGACTCCACCACACCCCGCAACAAATCCAAATCAACACCCACAAAAGCGGCACCAGCAACACGCTCAATATCACCCACCGTCACAGGCTCACCCCGCAACCACAACACCCACGCAGCATTCACCGCAGCAACAAACACATCCCCCGCAACCCCCACACCCACAGGAGAAGACCCCGGCAACACCACATCCAACATGCCCGCCGAAAACGGAGGCAAATCAGCAACATCAGACGACATCAACATCACCAATCATCGACACAGGGTCCTTCAACGACCTAAACCCACGAACATCCCCCGACTCACGCCACCGCTCACGCTGACGCTGCACCCGCTTACGGTCACGCCAAAACTCCCGCACCACATCACCAGGGTCCGCCCCCTCCAACGACAACAACGCCCCCACATAATCCTCAGACAACCGCAACACATTCAACAAAGCACGCACCAACGGCTTCGGCATACCCACATCCCCACGCTCAAACCTCCGCAACGACGTAGCCGAAACACGCAACAACGACGCAAAACCCGCCACACTCGGATGAATCTCACGCCTCCACGCCGAAAACGACCCATACCGCAACACCACATCAGGAGACAACGACAACACCGCCCGAGCCCGAGCGGACAACACCGCCCCCACCTCACGCCACGCATCAACAGACGACGACTCAAAGCCCTCCAACCAACGATTATACAAACCCCACAACAACTCAGGAGCAACACCATTAGCTCGAGCCAACGCCACAACCAACTCCTCACGAGGACGCTTAATACGCCCCTGCTCCAAAGCATTCACCGCACCACGCGAAACACCCGCCAAACCACCCAACCGTTCAGCAGACAAACCCGCACGAATACGCGCAATCCGCAAAGGATGCGACTCAATAGTAGGCATTAACCAGAATTAACTTTCACCCGAAACCGTTTACGCAAACGACGCAACACAACACCAGCGCCAGAATGAAACAACCTCCACCGCGGAAAACCAGCAGACACATCCCAACGCGGCCCCGAATCCCGCAACCGCATCAACGTCACATAATGCTGCAACTCCAACAACAACGCCTCATCCTGCTTACAAAAAGCCCTCACAGAAACACCTTCCACACATAAGCGAAACAATATGAGACTAAAGATACCACAAAAAACGGTTATACACAGAAATTGAGATGCCAAATTTTCAAGGAGGTTGACCCCCTTGGGTGGACTCGGTTGCGTACTGACACGACATGGTTACGGGCTTCAAGGGCAAGCCGCCCGCTGCCGCGAGGCGGCGGCTTGCCCCTCGTTGATTGACGTAGTAAGGAGGTGACTGATGAGCGCTAACACCACATGTACCTACAACCCAGCGGAGGAGGACTTCGCTGTGACGGAGGGACTGGCCTATGCGGGATGCGACTGCTATGGATGCAGTGGCGACTTCATGGACTCTATTGAGCCCTACCCAACCTGGGTTGACGCACCGTAAGCGTTTACGTGGGGGTGGCGAAAGCTACCCCCACCCCAACTAGAGAGGAAAGTAATGTCCAGATTCGAGAACACTGTTTATGCACCATGGGCCGAACACGAACCGTTCGGACCCTGGGCTGACTGCGTCATCTGTGCAGGTGACGCTAGCTTCCAAGTGCCTTGCGAATGCGACGGCGACCCGGGCAACAGGTGTATGCCATGTATCTTCGGCGGGTATCCCTGCCTAGATATGAACCCCAACGACCCAGGATGCGTAGTACCCAACAACAAGTAACTGTGGGTGTGTGTTCCCCCTTAAAACGAAGCGGGGAACACACCCCAACCTAAAGAAAGGAAACGTTATGAAACTCATCATTGCTGGAAGTCGCACACTCACCGACTACAGTTGGATGGAAACCAAACTCAACAACGTCCTAGCTAACACCACAGAAGACGTCACAATCATCTCAGGCGGAGCTAAAGGCGCAGACCAACTCGGTGAACGCTACGCCGAAACACGCGGATACAACGTTATCAAAATGCCTGCCGACTGGGCAACCCACGGCAAAAAAGCGGGGTACCTGCGCAACACCGAAATGGCTAAAGAATGCACCCACGCCATCATCTTCTGGGACGGCGAATCCCCGGGTAGCAAACACATGATAGACATTTGCAAAAAACTTAACATCCCCAACCGTGTGATACGTATCACACACTAATCACCAGGAGGTGTGTTCCCCCGTTCTACGAAGCGGGGAACACACCCCCAACTAACAAGAAAGGTACCATCATGAACAACAACTGGCCATACAACGAATCGCCAGTCCAAAACCGAAGCGGAATCTTCAACTACTCCGCAGGGCCCATCCAAACATACGAATGGCCCACAGAACTCTTCGCACAAAAACATGCAGAGTTCCTCACCCCAGAACCCGGACAATTCACCGGCTACTGGGACAACAACGAAACCTTCCACATCGTCAAAGACCGACGATACGAAAACGCATAACTTAACACAAACCCGAATAGGGGGGTGGCCTCGGCTGCCCCCCTATTTTTATGGTGCCTCACAAAAACATAAAAAACAAACACCGTAAAAACAGGGCTGCGCCCCGTTCACCCGCTTCCCTCCCGCAGCAGGAAAGCCAGCACGGCCACCAAACCGCGTCGCCACCACCACCGACGACCGCCCTTGGCGGGTCGTGTCTTCGCTCTTATGGTACTTTTTTTCTCATTTTGTCTTTTTTTGTGATGACTTTTTAAAAACTGTATATATATGGTCGGGTTAGGTGTTTTGCTCAGGTGCACGCCGGATTGCCCGAACAGGTGTGTCGGCAATCCGTCGTCGCATTTAATAATTTAGTTAGGAGTTGTTATGTCCCGCTTTATTAATAATGTGTGTATGCATTGTGAGCATCTTCGGTTTGTGGTGTCTCAGGCTATTGCGACTCAAGAGGAAGTTGTGTTGAGTCAGTTTGTTCCGGCGTATCAGAGGCCTTTTTATGCGACCTCTGTTACACCTAATTTGATTACTGATTTCATTCTTCATTTCAAGACTGCTTCTGCATGTTTTAAGTTTGATGAGGTTGTCTGTTTTGAGTGTACGCGTGATGATGTTATGTCGCGTTTGCAGAAGCTCAATGATGAAGATTTTGTCCTGTCGTTGGAAGACATGGCGGGTGCTAGCGAGTCTGCTGAAGAGCGCGTGACTCGTCGTGGGTGGGAGTTGTTTGCTTCTACTCAAGTTTCGGGTAGTGATTTCGTTGAAGATAACTATGCGGAACTCCAGAAGGTTTATGAAAAGACTGTTGAGGTTGTTGATTGGAGTGATTCTGATGTCTAGTGTTCCTATTGTTCGTTGTGTTGTTGTTGGGTCTCGTGTTATTGATGATGAGGCTTATGAGTTTGTGCGGAAAACCATGTTGGGTTTTTTCGCGGAAACTGTTGCTGCGCATGGCGGTCCTGAGAATGTTCGTGTGCAGTTTGTTCTTCCTTCTGAGAAAGGTCGTGATGGTGTTGGCCGTACGGTGCGTGGCGTGTCTCGCATGGCAGGTCACATGTTGCGTGTTGCGCGTGAGCAGAAAAGTAACTCTGTTTACGCTAAGGCACTGATGATGCCATTGCATGTCGAGATTGGGTGGGAGGATAACGTGTTTACTGATGAGAAGCGGGTTGTTGCTGCTAATTTTCGGTGGGCGCAGAGTATCTTTGATGCTGAGTCTGAGCATTGGGGTATGGATTCTACGGTTCCGTCTGCTGTGATTGCTGTTGAGTCTGGTTTGGACCGTTGGGTTCGTTATGTTGTTGCGCAGGCTGAGAAGTTTGGCGTTTCTGAGTCTCGTCGTTTGGTACGTAGGTTTATTCCTCGTACTGCTCCTGTCCTGTTTTAGGACGTGTGGGGGTGGGGTCGTTTTCGGCTCTGCCCCCACTTTTTTTGGCGCCTTACGTGGGGGCTGGGTGGAGCTATCTTGGTGGGTTTTTGTGACTAGTATAATTAGTATAGATGTATAAGGATAATTGGGTGCTGTTTTTTAGGTCGTTTTATATTACAAATATAGTCGTTTGTATAACCTATTTACAGAATTATGATGGACTGTAAAAAGTGTCCATTTTATACTTATACTTATATACTATTATACTATTCTGGTGGTTGCAGGGATGTAAGCTCATAACTAGTATAATAGTATAGGTTTATTAGGATAAAATGAAAGGGTATTATGAAACACAAAATTGACAAAAGTACGATATGTATAACCGTAAATAATTCGTATCAAGGCTACTGTGCAGCCTGTGACCGAACTGTTGATGTGTACACATATAAGCAAATCAACAAGACTGGTGAAACAGTAAAACGTTTCCGTTGTAGTGTTGCGCATCAACAAAGGTACAAGAAAGAATGTGTACCTGTTGATTTCAATATGCAGGTTGAGGCTGAGGTAGCATCTATGGCATCGACTGATGAAATGGAAAATAAACAACAAGGTGTTTGTGCTTTATGTAATCAGTATGTGCGTAAAAACAGGCATGGCTTGCGCGCAATGTTTGTTGTGCGTACCGCTGATGGATTTTTGCCGTGGCTGTTTTGTTGGGATTGTCGGACCCTGGTTAACGAAAGTGTGCATAACAAATATAGATACAGAATTCAACAATTGTTAAATAAGTAAGACTTCAGAAAAAACGCCCCCCCGACAAGCGAGGGGCGTTTTTCCTCTCACTAAATAAGTTAGGAGAATATGATGACTGTAAATATTGCTATAGAAGGTTGGGTTGGTTCAGACCCACGTGAGGGTGTAACTAAAGCTGGTATTCCTGTTGCATCGTTTCGTGTTGCTGTGAATCATCGGCGTGAAAATCCCGCAACTAATGAATGGGAAACTTTTGATACGTCTTGGTACACAGTGTCTGCGTATGGCCAGTTGGCTACGAATGTGATGCAAGGTGTCAAGATGCGTCAGCCTGTGGTTGTGGCGGGTAGTGTCATTATCCGTCAATGGACTGATGCGTCTGGTCGTAGTGGTACGACTGCTGAGTTGACGGCGTCTGCTATTGGGCACAACATGTTGTTCAATACGGAGCAGTCTTCTGTTGTGGCTGCTGCCGAACAGATTGCTCAGGATGCCATGTCTTCTTCCTTGGTTGGGGAAGATGTTCCGTTCTAATCAGAATGGGACTAGTGCCTGCGGGTGGAGGGATGGTCCCTC